CCATAAAAAAGTTGGGACTAATAACTATTTATTAGTCCCGCTAAAAAGTTATACAACTTTTTTAGGCAAAAGCATTAACGCCATGTTGCCTTAACGCCATAATGCCAGCAGCTACCATTGCTCTGGTTGGTTTACCTAGGCGATAAAAACTAACCTTGGTACCGTTTGCCGCCCTCTTAGAGTTGAGGTATATTGCGTACCCCTTTTTTCTCAGAGTATCCACCGTTGCAGATGGATTCTTCACACCAAATTTAGACCGCATTTGGTTGGCGGTGAGCGTGTTGTACCCATCTTCTTTAGATAGATACGTTATGATTTTGCTCTCGGTTGACATAAACATCTCCATGTTAAAGTGAGCAACACTTAAAGGGGTTGCTCGTTCCCTTATAAAGGCGGTGGTTATGATGATATATTAATCACCTCATCAGCTTCGGGAGTTTCGGGAGTTTCATCAGCTGTGAGAAGTGATTCAGCATCAGCACCAGAATCCACTTTGGTGTACAAGTCTAAGAAAGTAGCCTTAGTGTCATCATCAAAACGATTGATACACTTAGATATACTCTTTAACTTATCGGAGAAAATACCAAAGGTTCTTGATATGTGAACCAATCGTCTAGTCGAAACGACCTCATCACAACCACCTTGTTCAAATGTTTTACGGATAACTTCAGCCCAGATAACAAGCTTCTCAGCAAAGTCATCATCTTGACCTTTCAATTCTTTTTTGAGAATGTTAATCTCAATTTTTCTTGAAGGCCAATCTTGCTCTTCAGTAGCAGGGAATCTCTCAAGAAATGCCTCGTTAAGCACATTGGTGTACATATAACGACCATCATCTGAGCCCTTGCCTTTTGTGTTAGCAGTAGCAAAGATTGTAAAGCCTTCAGCAGGCGTTACGATCTCACCTTTCTTTTTAAGTAGAAATGGCTTGCCCTCTAGGACACGTTGCAACGAAGCAAGGTTGTTCGCACCGTAGTCGATCTCATCAATACATAATACAGCACCTTGCCTCGCCGCCACCGTGACCGGACCATCTCGCCATTCCATCTGACCGTTAATCAATACATAATTACCAAGAAGATCGCCTTCATCAGTTTCAGGCGTCATTGAGATACAAACATACTTACGTTTGTTTCTCGCACAAGCTTGTTCAACGGACATTGTTTTACCATTACCAGATTGACCAGTAATAAAAACAGGGTAAAACTCTTTTGACCTGATAACAGTCTCTACGTCTTTGTAGATACCAAAAGGAACATAGTTTGGATGCTTCTCAGGAACCAAACTCTCAACTTCCAATGATGTAACAACTGAGCTGATTACATTCGCCTCAGCTGTTGGTGTTTTTGTGATTGTTGCTTTTGTCTTAGGCATTTTAACTACCTTTGCAACATACTCTGAAGCATCATACTTACCACGACCTACTCTTAGGTCTTTTTGGTTTGTGAACCAGTAAGGATGAGCGATACCAGTATCAGCCATGATATTCTTAATATCAGCTGTAGTGATTGTCTCTTTACCTAACTTGGTAACTGCATCGATAAATGTTTGTCTAACTTTACTCATAATATAAAATCTCCCGAAATTTAATTAACTATAACTATATGGTACACCGACCACGCTCAAATGTCAAGCGGTTTTGTTGCATTTTCACAACTTTACCGCAATCTTTTGAACAAATTTTGTTGCCAGAATACGATTTACCTCTCTGGCCTTGTTCATTTTGGTGAACTGGCTGGCAAGGCTTCTAGTATTAATCTTGTTCTCATCTTTCACCTCAAACTCAAACTCTTCATTATCGGTGGTCAACTTCTTACTATCATTCAGAATAAAGAAAGAATCAAAACCTGCTATGTTTGACTCAATGAACTTCTGCTTTCTAGCTTTAGCAAGCACTTCTTTTCTCTCAGCATAACTTAACCAGCTTCTGTTATCTTCGGTAACATATCTGTAACTAATGGCATCGGCCATTTTTCTGGAGACAAAGAAACCAAACACCTGTGTGCCTGTGCTGTGCTTCAACCATTTCAATAATGTATGTGTTATATTATCATTACGGTGCCGATTATTGGTCATAGATTGAAACCTCGTCTTATGGTCCTGAATAATAATACCTTCTTTATCATACAAGTATGAACCATAAGGATCATCTTCATGATGAATATATGTTCTCAAACTATTTGAATCACCATCATGTACAAATATAGTATTTACAATATCTAACTGGTTAACTGTTTTGAACTCTGTAACAATTTCTTTCAAAGCAACAATCGCAGGATTCAATGGTGTGCTACCGAGAACAAAGTCTCTTGGATAAGAGCATCTGAATCTACCAATACTATCAAAACTATTCTTTGTAAGTAATAGATTCTCAAAAGCATTTTTGTAATCTTTAGCGCTCATATTAGAATTGATAAACTCTTTAAGGAAAACTCTATCTTCATTAAAGTTTATATCACCAACTTTGTGCTTAAATTGTGTATTAGCATTGATGTCTGAATATGGACAATGACTAGCAAAACCAAAAACTCTAAATGGTATTTGAACTTTCTTACAAAATGCGGTAAGAATACATACTTGCTCTAGTGAACCTTTTAGGTTATCACTCATGGAACCTGATAGGTCAAGAGTAAGAATCATACCGTGGTTTTTACCCTTAGGTAACTTTGTCAACTTACGAAAAAGTTGGTCATCAAACTTGTACTTGTATATCTTGTTTACATCAATATCACCAGAGGTGTACAATCTAGCCTTGGCATACTTTGTAGCCGCTTTCTTCATCTCAAACTCTTTTGCCATCAATGAAATGAAACGGTCATTCTTTTTCTTGAACTCAGCCATAACACCTGCACGAGTAAATTCTTTTTGCCAAATTTCATACTCACCTTTCACAGCATGATTCTTTACAATTGGAAGGTATTTTGCATACTCTTCAGCAAAATGCTCTGTCATTCTCTTATTGATAGACTTAGCATCAATAAGTATTTTATTCAATACTGGCTTTGGTAAAGTAACATACTGATAAGATTTTGGATTTTCTTCATTCAGTAAAGACTCATTGCTTCTGAATGACTCATCAGTTTCACAATTTGGTTCTAACTCTTCATCACCATCGGTGAACCCATGAGTACCTGTGGCTTCAGACTTCTCATCATTGTCATCTTTATCTTCAGCGCCATCGCCTTCTGAATCAGATTGCATTTTGCCCTCTGGCTCTTCATCAGTATCTTCATCAGTATCTTCGTAAGACTTTGTGTTTGAATCTTCGGAATCTTGCTCACCTGATTCATTATCAGGAATGTCCTGATATTCACCTTCATCATCATCAGAGAAATCAAAATCATCAGATGGCAAACTATTCATGGGAAAATCAAAATCTTCCTCTTCATCCTGTTTTTCTTCAACAGCTTTGTCCCACAATCTGTTTGTCATTTTGACAACATCATCCCATGACTCAAGATTTTTAATTTCTTCTATTATGCCCTGCTCTTCAGCATTGAAATCAATATCTGCTGAGTAGGAACTTTTTGTAAATACATTGATACGATCAATAAAAGCTTCGAGCTGGTCAAAACTTTCAATGCCAAATAAATTCATGTCCATAATCTCAGCAAAGCCTTTCACATAAGACCTTCTAAGACCTGGATATTTTCTTTTGATTTTCTTTTCGATACGGGCATCTTCAATAACATTTAAGAATGCCTTGTAATTTCTACCTTTATCACATACTGCCTCATGCCAACCTTCTGCTGGTGTCCATAGAGCATGACCAACCTCATGGCTCAATAATAAATCATAGAGCTCAGGACTCATTTTCTTCCAGATTGGTAATATAAGGACTCTTGTTTTGGGGTTGAATGATGCGGTCTGTACATTTTGGTGCTGTACAGTAACATTTTCTGTAGCAAGTAACTTTGCTAAATTTGACTTTTGTTCTACAATGTTATTCATAATTATCCCGAAATTTAATTAACTATAACTATATGGTATACCCATGGTGCTCAATTGTCAAGCACTATTTTTGTCTCTTTTTTACAACATTGGAGCGGTGTCGTGGAGTCGCACCACGCATACAGGTTGGAGCCTGCTTGTCCTAACGACCCACCGCATTATTATAGTAACATAGTTATCTACCAATTTGGGGCAAATATGAACTTTTTGTCTCTTCCCATGTCTTATATATTAAATCGTCATAAAACAAGGTTTCTTTAGTATCTCTGCCTTTTTTCACCAACTGTTTAATTCTAGGCTTTGCATACTTGTACTTCCATAATTCAGACAAAGCTTCGGTAGAATTATCAAACGCCTTTGTCAATTCATCTATCTTAGCTTCACCTCTTAAATATTCACAAGACTTATCATACAATGGGCAGAAGTAAACACCTCTCGCATGGTCTGATTTCATAATCTCTTTTGATATACCGCCAAGTTTACTGTATGTAAAAGCATATGATCTATGTCTATGATCTCTTTTTAACTGCTGACCATTTGGTCTTTTGGCAACATACCATTCAAAATATTTTCGTGGGTGATTCTTCATTAACCAATGTCTAATTTGATATATTGTTTTCTTTGTTGGTTCGTATGAAACAGAACCACTTGTAAAGCCCATTGGCTTCCAGTATTTTAGATTATCGTATTGTGATAGACCACCTTTTTTAGTATTACCATAAAGTGATGTTGTTGTTACACTCACTAAATTGTCACCATAGTTTTTCTTCCATTGTGCCTGTATCTCTTCTGATAAACAAAGTAATGCTAATAATTTGCCACCAACATAATTAAAACCGAGAGGCTGAAGTGGCACGATGGTCGAACCTATTGCAGTATGATTTAACATACCACTTTCTGTTTTGTAGTTACGATCCCAACCAATAAAGTTATCTCTTGGTGTGAGGTCAATAAAATCACCTGTAATACAGATAACACCTAGATATTTTTTTGTTTTTCTATCACGAATAATATACGCTAGATTGCGGCCTATGTTAGAGTTGTTTCGCATTGTAGATGTAAAAGTTCTAATAGCATTCCATATTTCTGGCATACCATCTTTACCACCTGTATAAATCATTTCAGGTTCTAACTCTAGGTAATCTTCATTTGTTTTTGGTTGCCAAATATTATTCTTCACCTCTGCCAAAGCTTTTCTTTGCTTCTCTTCTTTTAATACTTGGCGTTCACCTTCCCACAGGTCGTTTACTGTGATTGTTGGATATCTTTGTTTTACTTCACAATACTTTTGATATAACGTATACTCTCTTACGTCCATTTTTGAAACGTATGAGAGGTCTTTCACAATATTTTCTTTTAGTTCTTCATCTGATACATCATCAAATTCTTTGTCTGACCTACACCACTTTTTATATTGCGTTCTTACATTATCTTTAGGGTCATACTTATATAAATTCATCTCAAATATTTTGCCACCATGTGTAGTTTTTCATCATACTCAGCCATCTTCTCTATCTCTTTCTCTACAGATTCCATCCAATCAGTATGTTCTGGTATGCCTTGTGGATTGTTAAGCATAATTGTTGCGTTCATTCTATGTTTTTGTAACTGAGCCGTAAAATAATCTTTTAATGTATTTACTAACTTATCATTTAACATTATATCACCCACGTTGTCTCCTTTCAACAGCTTTTATTAGTTTTGCCTGTTTTCTTCTTGCCTTATCAAGTGATACTTTACCCACTTTATCTATAAAACGAATACCATTCATATGGTCAAGTTCATGTAAATAACATCTAGCGGTAAGACCCTCAAACCTTTCTTCTACTGTTTGGCCAAATTTATTTGTATACTTAGCTTGAACCCAT